CGATTGACCAAGAATATGCTCAGTGCGGAATGACAGATCGAGACATCCCTTTTTAAGAACCATGAATAACTTGAAAACCACTGCACCCAATCTCGGACAGCCAGAGCAATTCAAGATTGGCGATCGCATCGAATTTTTATGCGATATCAGCTTTGGCGATATAAATACCAAAGCTAAAAACCCCGATGCCAAGCTAGCACTGAGGGGAGAATGCGCCGAAGTGTGCGGCGTTCGAGGCACGAGGCTTGCTCTGAGTGTTGGCGGTGAGCCATTTGATTGGCCTATGAGGTTGGTCAAAAAGATTGAGCCTGCGACCAAATTCAAGATCGACGACAAGGTTCGTGACACTTTCCCTCATGGCAGACCAAGAACTGGCACGATTGCCGATACCCGCGAAAAATATGCTCTTATTCATTGGGATGGTGTCAGTCTTGAAAATTCTCCCAATGGTCAGCAGTGGAGTTATGAGTATTTGGAAAAAATTGAGATCGAACCTGATGCCAAATTAGACCCCAAATGGTCTAAGCCGCGACAATCAAAGCCCATTCTCCCAACAGATGCGCTGATCGCAGTAGTACTTTTTGCTGGCGGTGGGGGTGTGGAAGCGGGGATGGTCGAGGCGGGTATCCGTCCTGTTGTTGCTGTTGAGTACAACCCGAAAAAGCCTAAACTCAGCAGCGCGATCGCTGATTCTCACGATCACAATTTCAAAGACTATGGCTGCCAGCTAGAGAGAAAAACTGTTCAAGAGATTTCGGCATTAGGCTTTCCTGGTTTCCCCAAAAATCCCGACTTCCTCCACGCTTCCCCGATGTGCAGTAATTTTAGTAATGCCAAAGCGGGCGATGCTGTTGAGACGGCGGAAGATATCGAGATGGCGAAATCTGTGGCGATCGCAATTAGGAAGTTGCAGCCCAAGATTTTTACACTGGAAAACGTCAAGCGTTACCAAAACTCCCAAAGCTTTAAAATCATCGCCCAGGCTTTGCAGGAAGAAGGTTATAAATGGCATGGAGAGGTGATAACGCTTCTAGACTATCAAAGCAGACAGCGATTTGTAGTGCGAGCGACCCGTGGATGGCTGCCCAACGATTGGCACTCATTCCAGCCGATGGGGTGGCATGAGGTAGTAGCCGATCTTATTCCCCTTATGGAAGATTCGGAATTAGTGTCTCTTCAAAAAGAGGCACTTGAAAAGTTTCTTGCCACCAATAAACCCACACCCTTGCTGATTGACCGAGTAGGCGGTAGGGGAGGATACAAAGCTAAACCCGGATATTTGCCCTGTAACACGATATTGCGATCGCACTTCACAGACGGCAAAGGAGCAAACCGCAATCGATTTGCTGACATTTGGCTACCAGATGGCACAGTGAAATCCCTCTCAATAGCAGCAGCAGCGCGGCTACAAGGGTTTCCCGATTGGTATGAATTTCCGCCCGATACCGCCACTGCTGGGAGCATCATTGGCTATTCGGTGCCACCAAAATTTGCAGCAAAATTATTTAAATCAATAATTGAAATTCCTGAAAGTATGAGATTTGCCTATCGCCAACTGCGGCAGCGAGGTGTGGGCCATCAAGAAGCATTGAAAATCTTAGGCTCTGGCTAATCTGTATTCAATCATCGCTACAGGATTACTGATATTTGGTGGCGATCCAATTTTTTCTATATTTAATAAATATCTGCCATTATGCGTGTAAATTTGATTTATTTCGGTTCCAGATTTACGCACATCTCCGGTAATTTCGTCATTATTGCCTGATTGAATATTTAATGTTTGTACGATAGTTCCAGCACTTTTAAAATTTAATCGCCAATAACTACTTGCTGATAAGTTTCCTGTGGTACTGAATCCTATATTTAATTTTGTTAAATATAAATGATTAGTGTTTCCAGTTGAGAAACAAACGTCGGTACTGTTGCTAGTTAAAAGACCGATAATAGTACCTAATACTGATATTGTCTGCCCCGCGTATAAATCTACTGTGGCGCGGAACTTTTCTCTACTTATCCAATTGCCGCCACTCCATTCCCATTGAGAAATTCTGCCATTGGCATCGGGTTCATCCCAATAATCCCCAGGATTTGGCGAAGAAGTTGGCGTTATTGATGAAGTGTAAATTTTCCCGCCCAATGCTGTACCCGTGGCTCTTTGCATTTTATTGCTCCAATAAAATCATCGTGCCATCTGCGGCGAAGGTGAATTTCATGTGAGCGTTTGTGGCGATCGCCTTCCAATTGTTAATCTCTTCAATTGTTGGAGCAATCGCCAGTCCAGCAATAATCGCATCCCAAAAAGCTTTAAATAAAGGATAAGTCGGCTCCATCCCGCCAGCGTAGTCAAGTACGGCATTTTCTAGCCTAGTGACAGCGAGAATATTTAAGGTTTGCGAAGTGATTCTTTGATAACCAGTATTAGAAAAAAAACCAGCTTTTGCACCAGTCCAGCTTGGAAAAACAGGGAAATCTTCAACTTCTCTTTCTTCAACTAAAATTCCATTTTGAAAGGTTTGAATTTTCATAAATTAAGCCACTCTAAACCAAAATAAAGGAGCAATGTTTCCAGTAATTAAAGAAAGATTATCTGTTGGAGCAATGCTTGGCATCGCTCCATAAGTAAATCCTGTTTGCCTGATTGATGCCGTAGCGCTTGTACTTGTAGGGGTTGATTGCCCTAGCAAATAATTATTGCCTAAAAAAGTCGTGACATTATATAAACTTGGAGGCACTGCTGTCGCCCCAACATACCAATACCAATCAGGTGTTAATTTTAGAGAAATAATTGCTTCTTTGATGCCTGCGCTAGCGGCAATTATTTCCCCAGTATCTATTAATAAATTCGCAGGAAGCCCATTGATACTGGAGTAGATCCCAAACCTCGCCGCGCCATTAGTTACCGTTCCACCGCAAGAAATTGCAAACCTGTCGATACTGATATTTTTATCGATTCTAAATGGTGCATAGGTGAGGCTATTCGTAGCAAGTACGGCACTAGAAATAGTATCAGCAGAAATCAAAGGAGTGTTTTGATAGTATCTCCCAACTACATAGCCCGGATGGCTTGGCGAATTATAAAGCAGATTTCTTTGCATTTATCAAGCCCAATACTGAATCAAGACAACTGTTCCAGCAGTGGGGCTAGCAAAATATAAAGTGCCAGTGAAAGTAGAAGTTCCAAAATCTTGAACTTCTTCGGAAGTTGAATCTAATGTGTAATAAGGCAGGGTCGAGCCTGCAACCTTGCCTGTGGCATTGGTGAATCGCAGACTTCCACCTGATAAAACTTTAAAAGAGTATTTCTTGACTGAAGTAAAGGCAAAAGAATATTCGGTGTTCGCGTTTGTTAGGGTAAGCGAGGCGAATATAGCTGCAATTGCCGTTGCGATTGATGTTACGGGAATGGGGTTGCCAACATCATTAGCAATTTCAATTGAACTATTAGATAGGGCAACAGTTCCGTTAACTGGAATAGGATTACCGACATCGTTAGCGATTTCAAGTTGAGCATTGTTGACAGTGACGGATAATGAAGCCACATCAACAGGAATGCGTCCACCAACTAAAGTAGGTATTCTTTGCGTCAGGAAAAGGTAGATTGCCGATAGCCACCCAAATAAACCTGTGCCGCCACTAGGCATCGTCGCGCCAGTTACGGCGGTATCGCCAAGGCGATCGCGTATCTCAGTTTCTCGCGTGATTTGCGTGGTCTGATTAGTGGCAGAAGCATCGCCCCCACTGCCAGACCCACCGCCAAAAGAATTGATGACGTTGCCGTTTACGTCAACAATATTAGTTTTCTGGTAAGGTGTTTCCGTCATTTTCTGCCACTATACGCTTCCGTTTTGGTGTGGTTCCAGAGGGACTGGGGGTCGGGGATTGGGGGTCGGGGATTGGGGAAAGATTTTCTTCCTCACCTCCTTTATCTCCGTTGCTTTGTTCTAGGCTCCATCCCTGAGCCAACCACCCAGGTGCATCAACAGTGGGGATGGATTTTACTTGCCCATTGGGTCCATACAAAATTACTGGATCTTGGTTTAACAGCATGGCGCCAAGAATGCTCCATAGGTGAGGTTTCCGGGAGAGCCAGTTTTCACTGCCTTGACGCGGATGTATGCAGCATCGGCGACAATATCATCGATCCACTCACCACTAAGAGGCACATCAAAGCGGTTAGCGACGCCTGTGGCAGTGAATGTGCCCACGGTTTTATAAGTGCCCCCAGAGGTTGTAGAAACTTCAACTGTGATGTCCCATTGGGCTGTGGTAGCAACATAGCCAGTGTGAGCAGCTACGTCCACCACAGCTTTATAGGCTTTGAGCTTGGTAACAGGATAAGCGATCGCGGTTTCGGTAGTGCTGGCAGAAATCGTAGCAGCAGAGTAATCGCGCAGTTCTGTGGCTTTATCAAATTGAATGGCGCGACGGTTAGAAATTGTACTTCTCGGCATGATTTTAGATTTTAGATTTTGGATAATAGACGTTCATGAAAAACTTTTCATGAACTCTAATTTGTTGCGGCTGCGTCGGTTATCCCAGCCAATCTTGCGGCAGCGCGCCCGTGATAACAAGCGATCGCTGTATACCATTCAACCCGTGTGCGGTACACTGGCTTGGTTTCGAGTTCACCCAAGTCGCGAGTAGCAATGCCGTACTTGCCATCGCATTTACCTTGAATGCCAACCAATTTCATTGGCATGAAGGACACTACATAAATGCTGGTGCAGGTTGTGCTAGAACTTCCATCTGGAGAAGTTTCCGTGAAGTCCAGAATTTGATTGCCCAGGTTATCGTAGTCAGCAATCAAGATTGGTAAGTCATTATAAAAAGCTTGCTGTTTGCCAAATTCATCAGGTGCATAACGGATATCGCCACCGATACCAGCGCGAGCCGCAGCTGTTAAACGTCGGCGCTGGGCTTTACTCATGATGATGTGGGTGGGGTCATCAACTAAATCGATTGTTTCGTCAAGTTTCAACAGTGAAAGCCCAGCACCGACGTTGGCGTTAGCCACCAACTGAGAACCGGTTAATCGCACTTGCAAGCCATCAAACACTCTGGCATTAGTACGAGAATCACCTTTAAGAAAGTTGCGTGTCCACATCAACGAAAGGGCTTTGACCTTTTGCAGTTCATGGACAGAGCGAACTGTTTCCCCTTGGGCATCAATGATGGATTTATCTACGTCTAGATCGCCACCAGCGATTTTGAAAGCTTCGCTCTGGGGATTTAACACGCCCACAGATTCGCTGTAGCCTTCATTCACGCCACGGAATCCCACACCAGGAAGCTGATCTTCGCGGTTGTAGTGGATGCCCGATCCGTCGTGGTCTTCAATGGGGATTACGCGCAGGATGTCAGATTGAGCGGCGTATTCTTCAATAATCGTTGCAGTTTCAATAGAGGGGGCAAGTTTAGCCGCCTCTAGCAGAGTCATTGGCATAGTTTTTAATTCGTAATTGTTAATTCGTAATTCGTAATTGACTCACTCAAATACGATTGGTCTGTTCGTGCCGTAATCCGCTTTTGAATCACTCAAATTACGAATTACGAACTACGAATTAGTAATTGTTAAATTCCTAGTTCCCTAGCTTTAGCTAGCCGTTCGGCACGAGGCAACTTCATGATTTGTTCTCGCAGCATCGCGGTGTTTTGCGTGCCATGCGATCGCGCCATCCCGCCACCGGCACCATTGCCAATCGGGTCGAATAGTGCAGCTGTTGGCCCGCCAGAACGTAATTTCAACATCAAATCATCTACAGTAAAGCTCACGCCCTTGGTATCTTTGAGCGGGGTTTTATCACGCGGATCGATGACGTTGATTTTGCCTTGGTCGTCGAGGACGATGTAATTAATGGCGCGATCGCGTATCAAGTCAAAGTAAGAATATCCATCGTCATCCTTACCAGCTTTGCCTCCAGTGGCATAGAAAGATTTTTCGAGGGCGTTAACGATTTGGGTTTGCTTGAGATTGTCTTGCAGGTGTTGAATTTGTTGCTGTAGCGTGGTTTTTTCCCCAGTCCAGCGCTCTTTGAGTTCTTGAAAGTTTCGCTCTTTTTCGAGCTTGCTTTCTTCGTAAGCCTGTGCCCTTTTCTCAAGATCCTTGTATTTCTCAGGGTCAATGCCCTTAATCTGTTCTAGCTGCCCAGAAAGCTCAGTATTTTTCGTCTCAAGTTCTTTAGCTTTTTTTGCTACCTCGTCTCGCTCCTTACGAGTAGCTTGGGCTGTGGCTAGAATTCTGCTAATTTCTTCGTCAGTATAATGCTTGTCTTGAAAAATCGCTCCACTTGGGGAGACCCCAAGACCGCGTTTTTCGCTGGTTTCGGTGGAGGTTGTCGGATCTAACTCAGGAAGCATATTGCATCACGCGATATGGGAATACGTGAGGAGAATTCCCTATTGCCCTATGCTCAAAATCCTCATCCGCCTTGCCCTATTTATAAATTTCAATGCCACCCTCCGCACAGCCGCAAAATTAGAGTATGGGGCAGGGATATTTTGCTTCAAGCTGGCTCTCCGCGCCCAAGCTGAAGGTTATTTGAACTTGGCGAAATTCCTCAAAGCTCAATTTACCGAAGAAGATGCACATGCCAGGATGCTAGGAGGATTGGTGGATGGGGTAGAGCGCCTGCACCGCAACACTCAAACTGGTGTGTGGCAAAGGGGAGAAGATTATCAAGCCCTAGATGGCATCAGTCAGCGTTATTGGGCAGCTAAACTGTTTTTCAATTTTCAAAAGCCTCAAGACCTTCATTGGGCAGATATTTTGGCTTTTATGTGCGTCGTTGAACAGCAGGTAATCAAGTTCTACGAGGTACTATCTGAGTTTCAAGATTCACGCCTTAAGACGCAATTCATCGCGTCTGTTCGAGCAACATCCTGTAAAATTTTGCAGGATGAATTAGAACACGCTAGCTATCTAAAAAATTGTATCACTTGCTTTCATGCAGATCCCCAAGGAGCGATCGCTTATTGGCAGGATAGAAAAATATTGGCAGCTCTAGGTGGGTTGATGGATTTGGTTGTCAGTTATTGGTCATTGGTCATCAGCCAAAACCGACTAACGTAATTACATTGCCGCTAACAACAAAACAAACCCCATCAAACGCACCGGAATTGTTGGAGTTTTTAGCAAACACAGAAATCCATTTATAAGTGCTGTCGATGGTAATTATTGCCTTACCGCCCGTGTGAGGCATTTCTGCTGCAAACTGCCTTCCAGTGAGTCCCGTGTTGGGTGTTTGGTTCCATCTGTGAATTTGGATCGATTTGATGCCAGAAGTAATCGAAATCCCAAACCCAACTTGAACTATAAGCTGTAGGCTGCTTTGCGGTGCGTAAAACTGAAAGGCTTTACCGCCAATCGTGCATCCCGAAGTACAAATTATCGCTCCCCCAAAATCCGCCCCCCCGCCAGCACCACTACTTTTTATCCACCTACCAGTACTTGGGTTGTCATTCGGGGTCACTACCGCATCATCATCCCCAGCGGCGCTGCTGGCAGCCAGGAAGGTATACCAAGCAGGAAGTCCCTTGGCATCGGATTTTACAAGTCTTGCATAGCCGTCGATTCTTTGGCTGTCGGTTAAAGCTTTTAAGGTAGATATGCTGGCGATCGCATATCCAGTTTGAATAGTCATTTTTATGGTTGGTAATTCGTATTTTAAATTCCCCAATCGTGAGTAAGATGCAAGATATGAGATCCTGCGATTCCTGCCTTAATGCAGTAGCTCTATTCAACTACTTGTTGATAGTGCCAATAAGAAAGTGAAGTGGTAAAGGGCGCCATCAAAAAATTCTTAGATAAAAATTATGAATTATCTTGGCATTGCATCGATGATGGGAATTCCACCCACTGGTGCAACCAAACTTACTTGATCGCCAATTGCAAATACACCATTAGAAATTGGTCTTGCTGAAAATATTTGTCCTGCGGTGTTCGCCACATTGTAATTGCCAGTTATCGAGTCGTAGCTAAGGATTTTTACGCTATTTTCTAAAACGCGATCGCGTGCTTTTTGGGCTTGTACTTGTCTTGATTGATAAGCAGCACGGTTGGTACTGGATAGGGCTGCAAGTAATATAATTTCGTTCATTTCACAATGACACTAACGGCAAGAATTGTTATTGCGGCAATATCAACGTTTGCCGGAATTATCAGTTTGTTTAATTTCAGTCTTTTAATTTTTTTAGAATTTATTGTGCAACTACCTTCGTTGCTTTTGTAAGAGCTAAACTCAATTTTGGCTGTGACATTCTGCATTTTAATTATATTTTGTAAAGACTGATTATTGATAATTTGATTAAGGTCAAGCGCTATCATTTGATTTTTAAATATATTAGTGAACCTTCGCTTGCCATTATTTTTAAGTGAATTAATGCAGGTGTCTTGGGCGTCGGAATCTGGTAAATAAGTACTCGTCCATTCTTGCTGCCAGTCGTCTTCTAAGACTGAGATTTCTTCAGGGTAATCAAATTTTTCTTGTGTTAATTGTGTTCCTGAAAAGAAATACCTGTAAACAGATTGATTATTAGATTGGATGGGATGCCGATATTTGATATGAGCTAATACCTTGGATTTGGTAGCAGTTATATATCCAACAAGCGAACCAATAGTATTATTTATCCTTTCTGTGACAACATCTTCTAGTTTTGTAATGCGGTTTCCTTTTTGGAGATAAAAGGTATTGGCAGCGGTCGTTTCTACCGTGATACTAATACTTCCAGAAAAACTCTCTGAATAAATAAAATCATTAGATGAGTTACCTTTAATTGGATAAGTGAAGCTATAGCACCCTACGCAAGTTATAAAATGTTCCCCAGCTGGCACTATAGCTTCATGGCTGACGCTTGTACCGCTAGAATAAGCATCGCAAGTGTCAGCTACAATCGTTAGTTTTTTGCTAACAGCTATTGACTGCCCAGGCTCCAAATAATCTTCTTCTACAAAGCCGACTTGCCTATCAATGCTAATACCACAGTGAGTGCTAATAACTCCACCACCTGGGCCGAAGTTGATGTTGACGATTAATTTTGCTTCTGTAGGTGAAAAAAATCTTACAGGAGGGGGCCCATTAGAGAAAATCTGACCAGAGTTTGAAGAGACGTTTCCAAAAGCAAGATAATTGTCTGCCCCCGTATGTCTAAAGCTTGTAGTGAACTCATCTTCGTAGGTGACTTGTAGTGGTTCTATTTGGCGAATTATGGTGTGTGTAAATGAGTTTGCTGCCTCTCCGTAGCCAATTTGTTGGATACTTTCAAAAAATACAATTCTTCTAAAATAAGCACCTGTATTTTCAAATTGGCTTGAAGCTCTTATATAAAATAAAAAAGCCGCTTCTAGTTCCTCAATGCTTTCAGATATTGTTGCAGCTTGCGACTTGCGGCGCGGCATTGCATCGTATCCTGCTAGTACCCCACCCCGCCTTAGCCTGATATTGTCTCCTAGTCCCACTGCCCCATTAGTTTGGGCACTGCCGTAGGAGATACTTCCGTTATTATCTCGCAGTCTCGCTAGTCCCGATTCGGCATCAAAGTTTAAGTAGTTGGTGGGTGATGGCAGTTCTGTTTGCGCCTCGGCTGCATCGCTGATTTTTTGCTGATATAAGTTGCGATTGAGGAGACTTCGCGCCCTTAAAATATTCTCAGATTCCTGTGACATAGCCGCTATTCAAAACCACAAGAGGAATTTGGTAGCTGTAACCCTGCCCATCTGCCACGGTAACAGGCGAAGATTCCACAGCATAGGCAACGATGATGCCGTTGGCGCTCCTGGCGCGGAACGTGCCAGAACCCGTATCTGTGATGTTGACTGTCGAGCCACCGCCGTTGGGTTGTAATTGAAAATCGTTGGTAGTAACGCTAGCAACTTGGTAAATTACCCCTGTTGTAATTCCGCCGGGGAGAGTCGCTAGAGCATCAGCCGTGAAAGTCAGCTTATCGCCATTGGCAAAACCATGAGCGGTGATAGTGATGCGGGAGCTTGTCGCATTTACATTGGCGTTGGTGAAAGATTTTGACGAAACCGCCAACGAATCAGCGATCAAAAAAACGGTTTGAAACTGCAAAGCCCCGCCCGATGCGGCGAAGGCAGCATTAATAGTGGGTAGTTCGTGACGCTGGTCGGTTGTATCGTAACTGCCATCGTTGGAGAAACTAGCGTCCGCTCTACCATAGCCATTGATGGGCAGCAGCTCACTCGCTATAAAATCAGCCAAAAAACTCGTGCGGGTAACGAGCGCAGTGTTCGCCAATGCTAGCCGAAACTTTGTAGCATCTGTGGGAGTGCTGCCACGGAAAAGGATTTTTGCGCTTTGGGATATCCAGTTGTTTGTGAAGATTAAGTTGGGCATGGGCATGGGGTAGGGAGATGGGGGGATGGGGAAGCAGGGGGAGACAAGGGGGACAAGGAAGAAATAATAACTACCTCTGCCCATGCCCAATGCCCGATGACTAAAAAATGCTCTCCCACTGCACATTGTTCCAATCAACGTTTTCCCACCCTGGAGAGGGGGCTAGATTATCCCAGTCGGCGCTATCCCAAGTGAAATCCTCCCAATAAAGCGTAGACACGGAGCCAGATGTAGCTATTCCCCCAAGCCCCATACCTCCCGATATTGCAATGGGCGAACTGCCCGTCACAATTCCTCCAAGCCCCATACCGCCTTGAATATCAGCCGTGGCGACCGATAGCAAGTAGGCGTAAGAATTGGCCTTGCCCCCAAGCGCCATTCCTCCTGATAAATTCTCGATTTCTGTATATGGCAAAATCACCACATCAGGATCTACTACATTGCCATCTGCTGGCATGGTTACACCGCCAATCACCACATTGCCAGTTACGGGAATCGCCGCGATCGATCCGCCTACCCAAATGCCATCGCAACTCCACAGTGCCTTCTGTGCCGTCACCACCCAGCTGCAACCATCGGCTAAGTAGTTTTCTCCTGTACCGTCTTGCTCTGTCACGTGAACGCCAAATAGCGGTTCGTAGCCGTTGATCAAAGTATTAGGAATTGCCCCGGCCATCTCTTGCCCTTGCCATCTCCCCCTCAGCAATCTGCCTTCACGCTTGGCTAGAGCCTCGAGTTGCCGATTCGATCCGCTATCACTGCTTATGAAAAATTCTGCATGAGGTATGGAAATTCCCGCCAAAAATTCCACATTATAGGTGCGCTCGCGCTGCTTGAAATTGCCGCTACATGGGTCAGCAAAGTAAGCAGTATATTCAATCGGGTTTTCTTCGATCCGCTTATCCGTTGGTCGGCGCTCAGCTGCTGGTGGCGTTTCCTGCCCTGAATTCGAGCGGCGTTTTTCGTTCGAGTCGTAGGTTAGGGCTAATTTTTGTTTAACTCTTTCGTTTACATCATCTGAATACTGAATTGCTGTACCGCCTTCAGCTTTTACCAAAGGTTTTAAGGTGTAACTTGAGTACTCCCAAGTGTATTTATCAATCGCCTTCCACTCTTCATATTTGTATTCAGAAATTGTCAAATATTCCGGTATTGTGTCCCAGCCGTCCCAATTTTCATCGCTACCATTTAGCACAATTACTGCGAGTTCTTGGGTCTCGGTGACTTTGTTTAAAAGTACTTCTTTAGGATTATAAGTGTAAGTCTCAGTAACTTGCTTGGTGTTCACCAGCCCCAAAAAATTACCCACAATAAAATCCGGCCTTGCCTCTTCAATTTCTGTTAAATATCCGGATTTATCAGTGTTATAAATAGTAGTTTTTTGCTTTAACTTTCCGCCAGCTTCGACACTTTCAAACTCTGATTCTTCAATTCTGACTTCGCCTAAAAATAATTGAAATAATGGCGGGGAATCAAATCTGTCCCAAAATACTCTTGGCACGATTAAGCCCCAAGGTTTGGCAACCTCGGAGCGAATTGTAAATATTCCCTCATCCTCATCCCACTTTTGGGTTTCAGTTGTTTGGTTGAGAACAATCAGCCCCGAACTATTCGGATCGATGACTACAGGAGAGCCGTATTGTTCGGTGGTAACTTCACTATTTAATTCAAGCTCCCGCGTTACCATCCGCGTCCCCACACATCGCACCTTCTCGCAAGGTGATTCGGCGCCACCAAGTCGGCGATACCAAATTTCATTAATACCAACTACTAACCCCACTAGGGATTGTCTCGCTTCAATCCTGACACTAGAAATTCTGAATCTCTCTTGATTGTCAATCCACCCTACTTGATTATTGGCGTAAAGCAACTTCCCAACAGATTGCAAATAAGAACCTGAAAGATTTAGCGGGTAATTGTAGAGTGCGTCTGGCAGAATCCCACTGATATTATCAATCCCAGCTTCATGCAATAGCTTTCTAATTACAGAGCTTGCACTTTGAGTCAGAGGTTCTTTGTTGTCCGCTTTGTCGGGGTCAGTGGGTTCTTTGAAATTGAGGAGCGTAATTAAATCGGCCACCTCAAGGATTAACTGCTGCCGTTCTGTATCGTATTTTGGGGTCAAAATCCGCAGTGTCCCGCGTGGGTGGCGTCTCAAGCTGCCATTAGTGTCGGCAACATCTAGGCTTACGGATTTTCCCCGGCAGAATGCAGTTGGGTTTTTGCGATCGTCCAAGGAATGGGGAAAATCTAGCGCCTTGCCCAAGAGAATCTGTCCAGTAAAAGTAATCAGCCCAGATTGATCTAGGTGAGAATCTGACCCCTGAAAGGATATGAGACAGGGTGTGAAGTCCGTGCCTCCAATTAACAGGTGAACGTTTCTGGCTGATTGATTTACGGTCATTGTTTAAGCCAAAGCTGGGCTTCTGCCACTCTTCGCCGCCGCAGCCCTGCTTCTACGTTGCTGCCTGGGTTGCAGTATAAACTAAAAATCCTGGTTACTTCTTTGGTGTCGCTCCAAAGTTCGGGACTTCTGAGTAATCTGCTAATTGTGGCAAAGCCTGATCGCGCGTAAAAGTTCTTGCCCAAATTGTAGCCAAAGCTCAAAATCGACCCTCTTTGGTTTTCAGCTAAGTCGTGCCAAGCCGGAATTTTTTCTGCATAGGGTAGATAATCTTTCTCTAGCTGGGCAATCAGCAATGAATCTGCCTCATCTTGGCTGATGGTTTCGCCTAAATGCCAGTCACTGCCATCAAGCTTTTTGGTAGATCCCCAGCCGATGGTGATGGGCTTGCCTCCAGTGCGCGGATCGGGATAGGCGTGGAGGAAACAGCCCTCGAATTCTTTGATTAGGTTGACCCCTGGCGTCGGTAACTTTGTCATGGGTGGAAGCGATCGCTTTTCTTGTTCAAACCATAATTCCTTATGACTTATCTAGCTCTCGCAGCACAAAACTGGCCACATAGGGATATAGCTGATTCTTCTGCCACTGCGATTTCGGCTCAAGCATTCTGGCATAAAACCGCGCTGGATAAGAAACGCCACCCGTAAAAGTTGTTTGCTCTCCCCCAGGCGCTAAAGTTCTTGTCCTTGCCCCCTGCTCAATAAAGTCCTGGATTGAGTCATCAACAATAATTCTGTAATTGCCCTGCTGACGACGCAAGCGATCGCACTCCCCAAATATCGCTCCCAATGCCCGCCACTGCTCAGTTGTAACCATCGCGCTCACCGTCCAGATGTGTTTTGCCTCGTACACCGGGCCAGAATCCAGTGGTGTTCCGACAATCGAATATTCTGTCACTCCGGTGTCGGCAAGGACGCGATCGTATGACATAAACCGTTTCAGGGCAACTGATATCGCAGAGATGGAGAGGGTTAACTGCCTCATGAAAAATTTTTCAGGATGGTTCTAGGGCTAATGTTAGGCTTCCTCTTTCAATGTCCTTTTCACAAACCCGCCCCCACAACCTGACCCCTTGACAAATCGTTCATAAGTTTCGCCGCATCATCAACTGCGTTAGGAGTTTGTACAGTCAGGCTTCGCGGTGTGTTGGCAAGTTGGAGGATGCGATCACTTAAAACTGCCAACTGCTTTTCAATCCCCTGATTCGCCATCTTCAAAGACTCAGCAAATTGATTGCCGCTACTAGTATCACGCGGTTGAATGCTGGCTGAATTTATTGCAGCAGCCGTTTTATCCATTGGTGGAATATCGGCTTTGATAGACGTTGGAAATTTTGCTGATTCGCTTGGTAACTTCATCCCCTCTCGTTGCCTTTGATAAACATCAAATATGCTTTCTCCCGGCTTCAGGTCGAGCTTGGGCATTTGGTTGATATTGATTCTTTGGGGGAGTGCCAACTGTGGATTAGTGGATTCCACCTTAGCCTCAGCCGATGACAAACTTATTGGTCGTCGTGCTTTCTCCCCAGCTTCCACCAATTCTATTGCGCCTTGTCGTTGGCGTCTTTTTTCACCGTATTCAAAGCTCTGGTTTTGAGCGTCTTGGGTCGCCTTTTGTTCGGCAGTAGCATTGGCGGCAATCTCAGGTTGGTCGTTGAGATTGGCTTGAGCGTTAGCCACGCGCTCATTGCTGAGGTCAATTTGTTTGTTGGCAATGTCGAGGTTTGTCTGGGCCGTTTCAATAGCAAGTGGATCTTTCTTGGATATGGCAATTTTCAGCGCACCCTCGGCTTCATTTTTAGCTTTTTGGGCTGCAAGCTGGGCTGACTGCGCCTCATATAAAAGCATTTGGGCTGCAATCTTCTGACGCTTCAGGTCATTTTCAAGTGATTTGTGCTGAAATTCTTGTTCCATTTCCAAAGCTTTCTGCTTAATGGAGGCGATCGCATTTTCAGCCTCAATCCTTTTCTCTTTAATCTGCAACTCTATTTCTTCTGGCTTGGTGTTGGAATTTACCTCATAACCCATGTCCCTTAGTTGCTCGCGGGCTGCCCTTTTAGTCCGACGCTTAACGTTTGGATCTTTGAGTTTATCAACCAAAGACTGTGCGTCATCAGCATCAGTTCTTTGATTTTCAGCAGGTATGACAGCAGCATCAGACAAAGCTTTGGATAAACTCTGGCGCGATTGCTCTAACTTGTTGGTGCGCTCTAAACTTTGGTTATAAAGGTCAAGTTTTGCCTTTGATTCATCAAACTGAGAAATCTGCTTCTTGAAGCGATTCTCCTCAGCCTGCATTATCCGTTGGATATTATGCTCTACACTCTCTCTACGCTTCTGTTCTTCCTCAATTTTGAGTGTAGTTAGCTGTGAGTCTAAAGCAGCTATTTCGTCCTTCGCTTGTTTTTCGTCCTTAACACGGGACTTGATAAACTTAATTTTGTCAACCACTTCCTGTTGAGCGACTTTATTTTTATCAATTGCCGCTTGGTCTTGAGCTTCGGGTGTTAATCCTGCTGCCAAAAGTCTCTTATCAATCGCAGTAGTAGCAATGGTTTTATCAGTGGAAATACCGCGCTCAACAATGGCACGGTACTTCTCCTCAGCTGCAATCTTCAGGTCAATTAATTGCTGATGGCTCTTGCCTAACTCCAGATTTAGAGCCATCTGCTGCTCGGCAAATTCCCTGGCACTACGCCGACCTTCCTTATACTCTTGCTGATTTTGAGTAATCTTAGTTTTAATCAGGGCAGTGTTATCAATAGCCGCTTTCTGGTCGATGGAGTTCTGCTCTAAGTCTGCGCTGTCTTTGGTGCTTGTGGCTATCCCTGATGCCAGTAGTCTAGCCTTGACCCCAGTGGTACTGGTGGTTTGAGTAAGAGCGATCGCGTTCTCTGCTTTCTTATTAGCAAATTCAATATCCTTGAGACGACGCTGTATAACTGCCTGTTGCACAGCAAGGCGATTTTCAGCCTCTTGCTTCTCTAAATTGGTTTGCTCTTTTTCCAGTTCGCGGCGTTTCTCGGCGAACTTTTCAGCGCTAATCGCACCTTGCTTGTGATAAATCAAGAGTGAAGTTAATTGCTGGTCAAGGCTTTTTTGCTGCGATCGCGTACTTTGTAACTGAATCCTGGAAAGTTTTTCATTAGCGACTTCCTCAGTTATTAACCTAGCTGTTTGAGCGTTCTTAACAGCTGCAATCTTCTGATTTTCTGCTTTTTGAGTAGCAGCGCGAGAGTTGGCGGCACTGTCCTCAATGCTGAACAGGGAGTTATCCTGAACCTGTTGGCTAAGACGTTGCTTTGCATCATCGGCAACTTGCCTTGCTTGAGAGAGCTTTAGCCTTGATTCTGCAAAAGTTTTAAGCTTCTCCAGTACCCCCTTGTCTGCATCGTCTGAAGTATTCTTCAGCACATCATCAATTTTGGCAGCAGACGAATCTGGCGCTACTCCTAGTCTTTGTAAGGTAGGCTGAAATTCTGGCTTATTAACTTCAGTTTCAAGCCCTGTAACGATCGCTTGCTGTTTGGCAGCATTGTCAGCAGTAATTTCTCTTTCGGCATCGGCGTTTGTGAGAGCAAGTTGCCTAGCTGCTAGCTTATTGGTGGAGAAACCTGCGATCGCTTGCTTAGTATTGGCAAGTTTGCGGTCTGCTAGCTTTTGTTCGTTTTTCTCTTGTCCCTCAGCTAGTGTTAGGTTAAGTTCGCGTAGAGCCTGAGTAAAAACCCTGATGGGATCTACCCGCATGGCAGCGATAATATTTTCTGACTTGGCTTTTACTCTTTCTAGCAATTGAATTTTTTGTTCGTATTCACTTTTTTGTTGAGCAATTTTATCTTCTCCCAGATTGTCAATAGCTTCTGGTGTGTCTAAATCTTTCAAAGATGCTTTTAAATTATTAATATCGCGATTAATCCTAGTTAAATCGTCTGTGTATGGTTTTGATAAATTACCTCGTTGCTCATTAAGTTCGGCAATATTCTTGTTTACTTGATTCAGTTCAAAGGTGATATCTATGGGAACTGGTAGCCCTTTTTGTGAATAGTCGCGCTCTATTCTCGCCTGCAAGATTCGCCTTTGCTGTTCAGCTTGTTGCAATTGTTTGTCTATGTTGATAAAATCACCAGCCCCGCCCACACCTTTTTGCAATTCAGCAAAATTAGCCGACACTGTGGCTGCTAATTTTGCAGAGGACGATACTTGATTGGTGAAGTTTCTCAAGTTTTCGTCGCGTTCATACTCACCTGTGGTTTTTATACCACCAACCTTGGATAAAGGTGTTCCAATGAGCGGAATAGTTGCTAAAACGGAACTAGAGAGTGGATCTTTAGAGGCTGACTTTAATGGTTTGATTAAAAAATTATCAACATTTCGCCCAATATCGCTACTTGCTTGAGGTTCAAAAGTGGGTGTAGGAGTGTTTTTACCTCCTCGGTTTCTGTTTTTCTCGAAAGCCCTCTCGGAGGCATCAGCAGCTTTCTGGGCTGCTTGGGCTGCTTTCTCAAAACTTTTTACTAAATCAGTATTAACCTGCTGATTCAGTAAATTAACAATTTCCAGCACGCCAAATACTGCAAGTCCAACTTTAGCAGAGAAGGAGTTGTTAAGAGCATTTCCCGCCTCGATCGCGCCTGTTTTGATAGCACTGAAAATACCAGGGATTGACTTAGTTTTGAATAGAGTAAATAGTAAATCTTTAAAAAGCGGCAACGACTGAGCAGCAAGAGCGATATTTAAACTTGTAAAAACAATTGCTAGTTCCGCACCAAATTTTGTAGCCAATTTTAGCCCATCCGCGAGCAGATTCATCCCTCCTGCTGCACCTGGGGCAGTCGCCTCACCCACTGCTTGCTGTAGGCTAACAAATGAATTTTCCAGATTAAATATAGCAGATTGAGCATTACCCGCTGCATCTTTGGCGGCCTCACCAAATTCGGCTCTTAACTGCCTAGCAAATTTCGGAAAAAAGTCCTGGGCAAGAACCTGTCCGCTATCTCTTAGCCTTGTAAATTCTGCTTCAGTTACCCCCGCAGCCCTGGACATAATACCAAAAACGCCGGGAATTCTTTCTGCTAATTGGTTTTGCTCCTCAGCAAGGAGTTTTCCTTTGGAAATTGATTGACTGATGGCATTTGCAATACCTTGTGTTTCGTCTGCCGACAAACTTAAAACCGTACTAGCTTCTGACAGTCCTGCAAATAACTCACGGATGTCTTTTCCAGCTAGGCTTGAGCCACGAGCCGCACTCTCTAATTTTGTAAATCCTTCAATTGATGCTTGTAAAGGTATTTTTAAATCCTCTACTTGCTGTTTGACAAATGAAAGATTTCGACTGCCAGCAGCAGAACTCCCAGACGCAAAATCGAGAGAAGTCTTGATTTTGTCAATCTTTATATATGCCTGGGTTGCATCCTTAACCAAGTCAGACAATAAAGATTGTGCATATCCTAAAGCCTGAACTACCAAAAACCCACCAATTACTCCTTTGAGTGAAGTAAACGCCTTAGATATCAAAGATGCGCCTTTTTGGGACTCATCTACTAGTCCAGAGGTAAAATCTCTGGCTGCATCAGTACTATCCAAGCCAATAGCAAGCCCTTGAGATATAAATCTACCTATCTCTTCAAAGACTTTGGAAGGGCTATGAATTTCCAAGTCATCTTTAGTTTGATCGATGAGGTTATTTGCCAAGTCAGATGCAGATTTACGTACCAGAGCGATCGCAGATTGAATGCCTTGATCGAGTCCAGCGCCAACATCTCTACCTATTTCTTCTCCTTCGCCAGTATATTGCTTAGATTTATTCTCTGCATAGGTAATTTGTTGCCTAGCGGTTTTGGCAGCTTTTCTCACTTCTCGCGGCGCACTAGCACCAAATGCAGCAATCAAATCGTTTATTGCAATCCTTGCTTCCGTTGCTGATTTTGAAATATCAGTAGCAAGCTGTTTACTAGCCCCAGCGTCCTGGAGATTTGGAAGACTTTTTGCGCGATCGCTATAAGTTTGACCAATATTTTTAATTGCAGAGACTGAATCGGCAGTAGGTATGGATAGCGATTTAGTTTTTGATGTTGAACCTTTGACACTAAGAGACGGATCTGACAGCTTCTCGATCAGCTCCTGAAACATCTCGTCTAACGATTTAACTTTGGCTTTAGTCGTGCCAACAGTGTTTTTGTAAGCAGCTTGAAATTCTTTTTGATGAGTTTGTAGTTCAAGCAATAGCTGTTGAGCAGCCTGTCCAGCTTCAGTACCCCTTTGCTCGTTCAGTGCCTGGTAAATTTTCTGTGCTTTGGCGAGTACACCCCTAGCTCTGCCTACTCCATACGTATCAGGAGATGCATTAATAAAAACTTTCTCAAATACCTTGGCAATTTCCTCTAATTCAACTTTTGTGTCTTCTGATGCAATTAAAATTTGCCTTCTCACGTTTTGCAAGTTAGCAAATGCCATTCGAGCAAAGCCTTGCAACTGCTTTGGATCTAGCTTTGATAAATCCTCAGATTTAAATGAATTGGCTGCTAACTTGGCGTGTTTTATGTCTTCTTTATTGAACCGTTGGGGCGCACCTTTAAGGGAGTTCATTACTTCCGCAATTTCAGCGTTGCGGTAGTTTTCGTATGGATGTCCCTCTACCCCTAAAATTTGCTGGCTGGGTTTTCGAGTATTAGCTAGCCCAAACCTTGTATACAAACTAGAGGCTTCTGCTCCTAGAGTTTCATCAGGAGAAATAATTTTTTGCCCTTTCGCATTCAGCCCACCAATTAAATTTGGAGTTCCAACGCCAAGGTACTCAACATTATCTTTAGCACCCATTAACTCAAGGATTTTTGCCGCTTCTTCAGCCGCAAATCCCCCGCCACTTTCTCCAACAAATTTGATTTTAATTTTTGGATTAATTTCAATAGCGGCTAAAGCTTGAGCAGCCATTTCCACAGCATCTTTTGAAAATCCCCGCAGAACTGGCTTCATGATAGAAGTCAGTAAAGCCTGAGCCTTTTTGACGGGATCTTTCATTGATTCAGAGGGCAGGTCAGAATCGTCGTTCTTAACCCAAATAGCCGCAGCGTTGCGCCCTTCTATGTCCTTGTTGATTCCAGGCGAGCTTCTACCTTGTCCAGACAGTAGACTTTTACCGCTTAATCCTCTAGCGCCAGCATAGCCCCCAGTAACAATGAAAATTTCTTCTGTTTCTGGATTTACCGCTCTTGATGCCGAATTCCGAGGTTTGGTCTGCGAAATTTCTGCTGCTTTTTGTTGGACTAAAGGTATTGCTCTGTCTTTTAAAGCTTGTGTTCGATATGCCGACAGCGTTCGACCATAAGGCTCTGTAGCTTTCCTCAGCACATCCTCGCTAAATAAGGCTCCAAATACATCACTAACAGCTGATTTGGAGGAATTGAGTGCCTGTTGTATATTTTTGCCTAACTCTTCAGGCTTGAATAATTCTTTGTTAAAAGCATTGATTCTATCTATGATAGAACCTTCGTTGACTTCTAAGCTTGCAACGATCGCATCACCAAAACGGTATCCTGAAGTCTTCAGACTTTTACCTAAATCGTCCCCAATTTTTGCAAATACAGTTTTTAGCTGTTCGTTTTCTGTGAAAAATTTTACGGGAATAGATAACGTATTTACAGAACTTTTTCCTAATTTGGCAAAGTCCAGTCCAAAGTTCTGTTTTAGGGAACTTTGTGCCCCACCTCCAAATCTTAAGCCAGCGCTGCCACCCGCGCCATAGAGAAAACCATCCCTCAGCTTACCAACGATTCCTGACTTCTTGGCATTGTTTTCCAGGATTTTCTCAATCCGCTGTAGTTGCTTAATTTGTTCGGTACTGTTTTTTGAATCTACCTTTTGTTCAACAGAGACTTTAAGTTGAGGGGAGTCAATTAAGTTTGATAGCTTTACATTTCTAAGTTTGTTTTTGAACCCATCAATATCTGGGCTTAATTCAACTTTGACAGGAAGAATTTGTTGCTCTAGCTTCTTAATCTGATTTTTAAAACTCGTTGCGTCTAACACAACAGGGACGCTGATGTTAGGGATAAACCCTTGTAATGCCTTAGCCTGTCGCTCAAAATCCTTCGTGTCAAGTTTGATGCGATATGCAATCTGTCCCGCATCAGTCGCTTGCAGCTTTTTGAGGTCGCTGTCAAATTGGGAACGATCCAGCCCGAGTTTAATTGAAGCAGAACCTAAACTTCCCATGATTGCGATCGCAGCATTACATCAAGACTTTGGTTCCCTCGCAAAAGTGTTTAGCCTCATGAAAAATTTTCCATGAGGCTAAATCCGGCACTCACTGTCTGCCGAATTAGAAATCGCAAACTCCCCATCCAGTACCCACGCTTCACCCAGTACTGGAACAACCACGACACCACCATCTGTTGCGATCGCCCCACTGACTCCATCAACAAAGCCCAACTGGAACCGCACCAACCCATTATCAACCACTGGCTGTAGCAGCACCACACCTTCACCAATCCACACCACTGGGATACATGGATCGCCATTGCGGGATTTGACTAATTTGTCAATAGGTGCGATCGCCACACACCATCCCGGCAAAATACCCATATCAGCCAAAGCGAAGAAAGCATTGGCAGCATTACTTGGGATGCGATCGTCTTCATCTTCAACAGGCGTGAAGTAGAAAAAGTCCGTTGGACTGGCTGCCTCAGATTTGGGATCGCGATTACTATTAACAAAGCACGATGTAAGAGTGGCAATTCCTAACTCAGCAAGATGCAACTCTTCGCAGTGCAACTTGGCGCCGTAGTGTAGCGCCTGGAGAATTACCCAGGTTGGCTGGTTACCAAAGCTTTCTTCCGAGAACCGTTGCTCTTGAGGCCAGTATCTTCGACATCGCCAGTAGATTTCTCCCCAGTCGGGATCTCTTGAGTCGGCAAGTTTCCCAAGTCTTCTTCAGTAATTAGGTTCGTAGAAGTTTCCCAGCCAGATTCTTCATTGCGTGCAAATTCAATTATTAATTCCAATAATTTTGGATGGATTTGAGTAGGATCGCCAGTATTTTCAAGCTGCCAATCGGGTACTAATCGGCGAATTACGGCAGTAGCCAGAACTAAATTACGGAAGACAGAATTCTCTTCTAATAAGTCTTGGAAGGTTACAAACTCCTCTAAGTAATCAGCCAGTGACTCGCTATCGCCTTGAGTCAAAGCGTTGTAGATTTCAATTACCGTTTTGCCTGATTTAGTGGCAATATCTTTCGCCAATTTCACAGCCTCAAGGCGAATATCTGCTAAGTTCGCGGTTTTGATAAACAGGCGCTCGTTGGGACTTAAATCCCCATATTTGGGTAGTTCTAATTCGCCCGTTTGGGAATTTCCAACTACTGCTTTTTCAAATTCTTGGGGCGATGTCTTAAAAGGGAGTTTTAGCATAATTTTATTAATGAATGGGGCATTTATCACAGCAAGTGAATCATTACTAGATTCCCTGCCAACGAAAAAGCCGGAAAAATTCCGGCGAGATTCGAGAAGATTGTTAATTGAGATCCCGCCCTTAAGGGCGGGGTTTAGAACGAAAACGGGTGTGACGACACCCGCTAGTTCCTATTCCAAAAGGCAACAAATAAAAATTCAAATATAAGTTACGCTCCATACTAAATCATGCAATAGTTGGCTGTCAAATTAACTCGAATTAATTTGTCTAGTTGTCCACTGGACATACTAAAATTGTCCAGTCGATGACTGGACAAAGTTGACAATGACTGGACAAAATGAACCAATCAAAATATCCAGCTTGCAAGAGCGATACAAACTAAACTCTAGGCAAGCTGTTAATAACCGAATTAACGGACTAGGTATAGAACCAGTAGTCCGTGGAAAAATCTCCTGCGAACAATTAGAAATACTGGATAGATTAGACATTCACATTAGGTCTGGGGGTGCGATCGCTGATTTCCCAATTCTTCCAGAAGTCCAGCCATCTGCGCTGGACAAACAAGACTTGACAATGGACATTGAACCCTTTGACTACGCTCAGGATAAACCTGACCAAATAGCTGCCATTAATGTGATGGCACAGTTAATAGAAAAAATGATGTCTTACGCCTATGCAAGAAATTCATCGCCATTAGCTGGCTACGAAGAATTAGAAAAAGCGATCGCCAACGAATGGGTATTGCCAACTTCTAAAATTAAAGAGCTAATTGGAGCTACGCCGAAAACTTCTAAGAATGAAGAGTCTTTTGTGCGCGGTAGTTTTGTATTTGTCAAAGTCGGCAAAATTGGACTCGAAACTGGTTGGAAAGTGAGTAAAAAAATTTAACCTCCTGAAGAATTTTTCAGGAGGTTGGATAGTTTCGAGATGTTTCCATTAATTCCGCTTTGGGTAAAAGCGTATTCATATTCTATTGGGCGATCGCAAATAAAGCAACCCCGTTTCATGCGAATGACGAACCATTTAAAGCAGGGGTTTCTTGACTACCAATCAACTTACTCACCATACCTTGAGCGTCAACAGGAAGAAAATCTTTACCAATAGAAACTGCGGCAGCCAGCACAGCTTTTAATTCAGATTCAGGCAAATATTCAATCACGATTGCGATCGCTTCTTTCAACTGCTCAGAAATATTTTCAATTTCAACATCAATAATCTCAGTATCCACTTTTTCAAGAGACTGAGATGCAGGAATCAGTTCTTTTTTAAGGAAGGGAATTTCACCTTGGGAGGTTTTGCAAACAATCACGTCACCTTTGTGAAGCTCTCCTTTAACTTCAACAACCTCACCGTAGCATGGATGCGATGGCAGTCCTACCTTATACTTTGTAGTTGGCTCTGGCGGTGGCGCTTCCGGTTTTGGCTCGGTGGATACTAAGGCGATGGCTACTCTCAAAGAAGGTAAAGGCGAATCAAATGCGCCACGCGTGGCGCATTTGGCATCTTCCCAACTCCTAACAATTTTCTCCCAGTTATTAGCGACTTGCATTAGTTTCTGGGCATGTCTCATCTTAAATTTGCAATTAGCTTCCACCCATTGCATAAACTCTCCATGAGGCACTATTACCTTAGCTTTCAACAACAATTCTCCCACTTCTTTATCAGATGTGACCGCTTGAGATAAAGCCTCAATTCCACTTTCATAGAATTGTTTTGAACGCTCAAAAGCCTCATTAATATTGTTAGCTAATTCTAATAAATTATTCATACTTCTTGTGCTAAAGACGCGCGTAGTTTAACTAGTCCTAAATTGATATAAGCCTTGATTTTCTCTGGTGTTGAATTTTGGTGCTTGGCAATTTCGGTAATGCTGTGATTGCTGAAGAATTTTTCAACAATGGCATAACGCTGTTTACTTTGAAGTTTATTTAAATGCTCAAGCACCGCCTCCTCATTAGTTTCGGCTGACTCTGTTGAAATCGGCTCATGAAGAAGTTCGTCTAAACTGATAGTTACATTACTATTTAAAGCGTCTATCTCTCGCCATTTTTCTTCACTAATTCCAAGCCCCAATGCAATTTCTTGCATCGTTAGTTCTCTGCCAAGAGACGCTAAACACCTCTGCACTCTCCGCACTTTTGCTTTAGTCTCAATGGCAGTGCGTGGGAGTTTTACTGATTGCCATTGGTCGCGCAAAAAGTGTTGAATTTCCCCTTGAATATAGGGCATAGCAAAAGAGCTAAAAGCATTTCCTGTGGCAGGTTCAAAGCGATCGGCGGCTTTCAGTAGCCCGATAAAACCTAGTTGATATAAATCTTCATAGGGTTCTCTACAAAGCCGTGACATTCTATGTACGACTTTGTAAACTAATTTTGCATTTTCATTCGCTAAATCATTCCGGTTTTTAATAGCTTGCATATTTTTGAACCAAATATAGTAATAGGCTATTTGGTTGCAAGCAATACAGTCATGAGCAAGGGTACGGAAAATTAATATTTTCTTCATGAACCCCAGAAGTTGTCGTGACTTACCGCCCAGTAAGTAACTTTACTTGCAAGCCAGTTAATTGCTTGACTTGTGCTATCTACCATGTCGTCGTTGCTTCCATTGGGGAAGGTGCTAAATTCTTGTACAAAGTCACCTACCCACGAAGCGATGCTAGGGTCGGGGAGAAATACGTTGCCGGCTTCCACGAAAGGAGCGATCGCAACTGCCCTTACCAGCTTTCCGCCTTCTGGCTCAATGGCAATAATTCCAGGTATTTCGCGCTGTAATGAGCTAATCACAGCTGGGCCGTTGGCTTTATCTTCAATTAACTTGGCAGTAGAATTGGGATACTTGGCAGACATGGCGCGGATAGCTGCAATGGTGGCGGGAAAGTCCATGCGATCGCGTACTTGATCCAATAGATAAAATTGTCCCCCGCGTTTGCCCCACACCTGACCAACTACAAAATCAGACTTGTTGGTATCTTTAAAAGTGCAGTCCCAGGACTGGATGACCATATCAAAGTCACTAGGAGCCACTTTGTAATATTGCCACCAAGAGCGCTTGAAATGACTGCCCTCTAGTGGTGATGGGCGTTGTTGGTATAATGCATTCCAAAAATATTCACCCAATCGCTTTTTAATACGGTTGAGCTTTGAGATATCAAATCTTTCTGGGCAAAGCGCCTCACCGGGCGATCGCCAGTCTGGTTCTACAGTACAAGTAATAGGAAACTTGGGCGCGTATTCTTCTTTAATGGCTTCAAAATTGACGATATGCCAGCGTTCCGGCTCATCTTCTAATTCTTGACTTAGTAGCCAGCCAGCTAAATCATCCTCAGCCCAGCGAGTCGTAACTATTAATATGGGTGCGTCAGGTTCAGCGCGAGTGTAAAAAGTTGAGCCGTACCAATCTTGATGTTTACGCTTGATGTTTACGCTCAACGCTTCCTCTGCGTTTTTCAAAGCGTCGTCAATTATCCCACAATTGCCAAAACCCTTGCCAGTTATTGGGCCTCCAACACCAGCCGCCCAGCACCCACCACCGTCCGGAGTCTCCCAGTTTTTAACAGCGGAAGCATCACCCCGCATCTTTCCACCTACCTCGCCGTAAGCATCCCTTGCTGCACGAGAGAATGTATAGGAAAGTTCGGCAGCGTAGGAATTCAACCCTACCCATTTATCGGGATGACGATAAAGCAAATAGCCAGGGAAAAGCTTAGAAACAAGTATTGACTTGCCTGCTCTGGGTGGCATGAATACCATCACCCGTTTAAGTTCGCCATCAGCTACACGCTGCAATACATTAGCTAGAACTATGCAATGGCGATACCATTGGTACTTTGGATAAACCTTGTCAACAAATTCACGGAAGCTGAGTGTGGGTGCGGCGACATCCTCAGTCTTAAAAAATAGTGTTAGCGCTTCCTCCCACTGCTGTCTTACGCCCTTTTTCGTTGCCACGCATTCCTTAACTCGACTAAAAATTCTTCAGGTCCAATATCAAGTTCAACGGCACGTTCGACCAAATCAGCTATCGTCTCAGGCTTCAACTTGCGCTTCAGTTCAATGAGCTTTACAAGCGCCGTCGCCATGCTGCCTTTACCCAACTCCGAACCCGGAAGGCTAGTGTGGATATCAGCGATCGCTCCCTCGATTACCTCAAGATCGTCAAGCCCTGAGTTTGTTTCGTATCGTCTGGTTTCACGTAGTTTCGTTCCCCCAAGCTTCTCCCTTGGCTTGGGTTGGAGCGGAATGACATTGGTTGTCGCATTCTTGTCTTTTAGTTTTCGCCATTCTTCGTCATTCTCCGCCGCCCATCGTTCTATAGTCCGCCGGCTCACGCCAATATCATCGGCGATCGCTTGGATGGATTCACCGACAATAAACTTAGCTTTGGCGATTTCTTTGCGCTTGTCGTTCTCTCGCGACATGATGCGATCTTTAAACGGATTTGGCTGGACTTGACAAAGCTAAAATACCCACAAAACAAGAATTTCAGGTTTTTGTCGCGGATGTCGTATGAACAACTTTCCCCACTGCGAATTGAAGAAGCCCGTAAATTTTGCTGCTGTTCTCCATATCAAAACCGTCAGATTTGTATTTATGCGGGTGGAGGCAGCAGCAGTCAGCATGATATGTATTGGGCTTATGCAATTTATGATGAAAAGGGCGATCGCCTCGCATATAACAACCTACCAGACGATTGTCTAGACGCAGACGATGGACTGAGATTTTGTGAGGCAATGATCGACAAATGGGACGCGCCTTTGACCTATTTGTTATCAGAATTGTTTAAAAATGAACCAAATCGAGAGAGTTGAAGGGCATAACTACGAGTTGCGTCTGTGGTCGGATGCTACGCTGTGCTATGAATCCGTGTGGCCTATGCGAGGGGTGTTCGCATTATGAAAAAATTTGACTTATTTACAATGCTGGCAGCGATCGCACTCATCGAAAACACCATTTTTATGATTGCTCAAGGTGGCTGGTGGATTGGTGTAGGATTGATGTTTGGCGGTTTTTGGCTATGGATAGCGTATTGGGACTGGAAGCACAAACACAAGAGCGAAAATACTGGATGCCGTAAGCCGAAGCCAGCCTGTTGAAATCCAATCTCATGTCGGCGATGTTAGTTGTAGGTATAATGCGCGATCGCCCTACATCCGGTGTGCTATAAACCCAAATGGAGAGTGCCACTGCCCTGTCGCGTGGCTCCCAACTCCCAAACCCCACCAACGTCACCTTCTCGCCGCCAGCCACGGTTTCGATAATCGCTTCTATTGCAGCCGTCAAAACCGCATCAGCTTGTTTTTTGGCAACGCCAGCCTTATCAGCTATAGCATCAACTAGTTCACCTTTGTTCATAAAATCCCCATCTGCACCTGAACAAAGGAAATCTAGCACTGACGCCTCTTGCTTAGAAAGGGGGAAAAGGAAGAAAAATCAGCACAAGACATGAAAATTAACAATGCAGAGCTAATTTCACTATTATTTGATGATCCAAGATTACGCGAGGCTCTAACCCAAACAAAACCTTATTTTTCAAAAAACAATGAGCAAATCATTCTGAATCTCAAGTGCCTACAGACTTCCGTATTGATGACTTTGGTGGGATATCGCCAGAAGTTAATCAGCGTTTTGCAACCACTTCTAAGGTATGAAATATATTTAGAATGTGAGCAAATAACAGGTGAAAATAATATGGTTGCAGTTGCAGAAAGAAGCGTTACCGAAAACAACACCACAGAACCGAGATTCTTAAAACTAGAAACCTTAGCAAGAGCCACAAATAAATCCCCTCAAGAAGTAAAAATATTGCTTGGCAAGGCTAGAGAAGTCATCCATCCAATGGAAGATGGAACCGAGATGGTTACTGAATCTGCTTTTGATAGCGTGGTTCTCCAATGGGCTAAATCCTTCAAGGAAGCACCCCAAAGTATTGAAAATACAGAAAAATCCCCAGCAGAAACCAAGTCCCGCAAGCCAAGTGCCAAAGTTCTCGCCTCAGAATTAACCGTCGAAGATATCATCACGATTAAATCGGGAGCAAACGCAGGCACCCCCAGCTTGACCAATAAGAGCATTCAGCAGGCTCTTGAAAATTTTTTCAACAAGGTCAAGTTAGAGGATACAACTAAAGTTGATGCTGTCAGCGCCTTTATCGAAGGAACGAGCGAATTTGGTCAAGCGCTACGCAAAAAACTTTTAGGGGCGTATAAGAGGTTTTCTAAAGGCGGCAACCCGACCGAAATTCAAGAGAGGCTGATTGATGGTGCAAAAACTTACCTAGAAAGCATGGCAGTGGCAGCAACGCAAGAGTAATATATAGATGAGCCACTGCGGTCTTGGCGCTCTGCGTCGTGAAGCAAGTGGCGCGCGATCGCAATACCCTTATCAAAAAAGCGTGTGAACAGGCGATCGCACCCTGGCAAAGTGGTGGAAGTAGACACAGTATCCTTTGACCCTTCGGGTTCGCCACTCTCCCATCTGGCTACAAGCCAAGACGGGAGGTGGTCTCACCTGTAGGACGCTACAGCAGGAACGTGCAAGAAACGACGCTTGCGTGTAGGTATCAAGTCCTGCCTTTGCTATTGGGGAATTTTGGCTACGTACACCACAAACAACCACGTAGCTTGCCTCCCACCAATTCCAACAATCTACCCTCAACCCTCTCCAATGCAGCAGATGCCTACTCTAGTAATCTGCTGCTGCTACTTGATTGCTGGAATGACTTGGAGGGGAGAGAAAGAGCGTACCTTCCCAAGGAAGCCAAGGAACCGCCACAAGCGTGGGCAGACCGGATCAAACGCACCACCTTTGACAACCGCTTTGAGCCTGCAATCAAAGACTATGCAGGGCTTTTGAGTGTTTTCGGACTCAATGACGATGTTGCCCAGTCGATTATTGATAACAAAGACAATATCGACCAGTGCGGCAATGACTTGTGGACATTTTTCCACGAGGTTGACCAGTACTGCCTGCGTGACGGCTGGTGTGGGGTGATGGTGGAATATCCCCCAGATGACCCAAACATCAATTCTCAAGCGGATTTACTGGAGAGCGATCGCCGCCCCTACCTAGTGCTTATCGACCGCCGCGACATCCTCAACTGGCGAACCACCAAAACAAACGGCAAACCCCAACTAGCGCGGGTAACTATCCGAGAAACTCGACTTGAACCGGATGGCGATTATGGGGAAAAAGAAGTTGTTTATTATCGTGTGCTGGTCAGGGGTGAATATTTCGTTTTTCAAATTATTGAGGGCAAAGGAAACGAGGCACAGTTGTTATTGGTTGAAAGTGGTGTCACAAGTCTTAGAGAAATTCCCCTAGTTTATTATTCAGTAACTGAAAGCGGCTTATTCTCAGCCAAAGCACCATTTCTCAATCTGGCCAAGCTCAACATTGAACACTTCCAAAAACGCTCTGGGCTTAATGAGGTATTGCGAAAGTGCAACTTGCCAGTGCCGGTGCGGAAGGGTTTAATTAGAACGGTAGATGACCTGAAAAAAGTTCCCCCATTGGTAATCGGGCCTAACTCTGTGCTAGATATACCAGCCGATGGGGACTTCTTTTTTGCCGAGCCATCGGGTGCTGCCATTGCTGCTACGCGCGTTGACATTAAAGACCTGGAAGCGGCGATGGATCGCATGACCTTGGACTTTTTGACATCAGGCGATCGCCAAAAAACTGCCACAGAAGTAGTGCTTGACTCCACCAAAACCAGCGCCAACCTTAAAGGCGTGGCCCGGAGGAAAGAATCAGCGATGCAGCAGGTATTTAAATTTTGGGCGAACTACACCGGGGAAACCGAGGGCGGCGGCATCACCCAGGACGAAGACTTGCTTTCTGTGCCGCTTACCCCAGAGCAAGTAGATAAACTGCAAAACTTGGCTGATTCTGGACGGATTAGCGATCGCACGCTGTTGCTGCTATTGCAACGAGGCAAGGTACTGCCGAGACAGTTTGACATTGATGCTGAGGTGAGTTTGACTGAAAGCTCTGCCGACAGGATACTTGCATCATGACGTACAGACTTATGTCTCCAGAAAATGAAATCGTGGAATTTGAAAGTGTTGCTCATTTCTGCCGAGAAAGGGGGCTAAATTCCAGCAATATCTACAACGTTTTGCGTGGCGTGGGTAAAGCTTGCCACGGCTGGCGGCTCATAGATCCTTCACACCCTTATCGCTTAGAACGCAAGAGAAAAGATGTTCAAACCTAAAGGACAACCCTTGAAGCCAGCCCAACTGCTTGAACTCTCTACCATCCGCCAATCTGATGTAGATGAGATGGTCAGGCGATCGCGACCCCATGAAAAATTTTTCATAAATGCCCTACCAATTCGATCCAAACAGCCATAGATACCGCGACTTAGAAACAGGGCGCTTTGTGAAATACGCCCAAGTGTTGGAGGTGGTTGACACCGAGGTGAGCCGTCTTGAGGTGCGATTGAAGGGACACGCAAGGCTTTTAACTCAAGGCAAAATTGATATCGCCGAGTTCCAGACTCGGATGGCACTCTCACTTAAAGAATCGCACCTACGAAACGCGGCCATAGGTGCGGGAGGAGTGACAAATTTAACTCCAGTACATTATGGCAAAGTGGGAGCAGGACTTAAAAAGCAATATAAATTCCTTCATGGTTTTGGGGAAGATTTGGCTGAGGGGAAGCTGACGCCAAAGCAGGCGATTCGTCGGGCTGGGAGTTATGCCAAATCTGCCAAGACTAGCTTTTTTGAAGCTGAATTCACTAGTCGGGGGAAGGTTGGGTTTTATGCCAAGCGACTGCTAGATGCTCAGTCCCGCCACTGCCAATCCTGTATTAGCTACCAGCGTTTACAATGGACGCTAATTCAATTAGTTACTCCGCCTGGGACTGACTGCGAATGTGGAGGGCGCTGTCGGTGTCGATTAATATTTAGAAAACTATAGGAATCCTATTTGAGTTTTGAACAAATTCCGTACATCTCAAGAGTGGGAAAATCAAAAGTAGTGTGTCTAATAAACCACTCAAACATCCACTTCAAATGGGAGAATGTTGGTATCAACGCACA